ACCCCCGCTGCGGATGTGTCGATTCCTAATGGAGTTCCAGTAGCCATAATTTATCTCGCTTGCCCTGCTTCAATCATGCGGGCGATACGCTCCAGGGATTCTTCGCGAGACAACATACCAGTGTCTTTCTCGCTCGCCCCCGTAGCAAGTTGATTTGTCAGTGTCTTTGGTTTTTTCTGAGCCCTTTTTACGGGTTCAGTTCCTACTGCGTCATCAACCGGCGTTTCCTGCGACTCCGATGCTGGCTGTGAAAGCCCATACTTCTTCTGCAACTTTTCAGCCTTAAAATAACCTTCCAGCGACTCTTCAAGGCTTTCTTCTACAAGGTCTGCCGCTTGGGCTGCCGTTATTTCACGGCCATTATTCTCGTAAAAGTCACGCATAAGCTGCGGCACCATCCACTGCATGTTTCCGGCACGTAAAAGCTCATACTTTGGTTCATTGTCCACGAATTTTGAAACTTGGTCAACAAAGGAGTTCCACTCAGTGGTTTCTTTTTGTTTTGTTGCGGTTTCTTCTTTTTCTTTTTGAGCATTAATTAACGCTTCGATTTGTTTTGCCTGCTCTTCAATTTTTTGCGTCATTACGCTTTCAGCGGGCAATTCACCGTTAATATCCTGGTGCAACAGGTCTTTTATGCTCACCCCATTACTCTTTAGAAACTCTAAAGGATTGGTTTGAGCAAGCTTTCGAGCATCTTTTATTGCTTGAATTTCGGCTTTTAACTGCTCGTTTTCAGATTTAAACAGCTTTGAAGCTTCTTGTTGTTGCTGAAATGCTGCCTCTTTTCGCGCAATTGCAGCAAACGCGCTAACAACATCGGGCGATGGCTCCGCTGACGGTTCAGGCGACGGCGCCACCTCCGCTACAGATAACTCACCCTCCGGTGCGGATAATTCAGGCTCTACGGCAACTTCAGCTTCTACTGCGACTTCTTGCACTTCTTCACTCATAATGTCTCCTACATTGGAATTGCTTGGTCAGCCCCTTGTGGTGCTGCGGCTTCTTCAGCCATCATTTGTTCGCCCATTGCTGGTGGTGTAGCGCCAGTTGGCGCAATCATGCCCTCTGGCCCCATTGCTTCGCCAGGTGCCCCGCCTTGAGGTCCCATCTGAGATTGGGCCTGCATTTGTGCCTCTGCTTGGGCCTTTTGCGCTTCTGCCTGCATTCTCCCGATAAGAGATACACAGTCCTCCATGAACCTACGCAGCAAATCCTGTCGCTCTTCTGGGACCTTGTTTACCTTGGCTTTTAAATAAGCCGAACGAACCAAGCGCATTGCTAACGGTAAGTCAGTAAAAGGCTCAGGAGGGGAATAAATCCCATGCTCAAGCATCTGCTCAATTTGCTGCATTACGTCATCATAAGCAGCCATTGCCATGTTATTCACAGCGGCAATATCTGGATAATCAAGAAGACCGCGAGCCTCTTGCTGGGAAAGCATCCCGGCCTGAAGCATTTCAATGACTTTTTGAAGCTTACCGGCAGGAGTCGTTGGCAGAAGATTGGTTGGATAAATCTTCATAACGTACTGGTCATTTTTAAGATTAATATCTTTCCATTTTATCTTTTCGATAAATTTATCACCGTGACTAATAACCTCGAAGTTATCCCCGCGCTCAGCGGCAGTACGCGCAATATCAATCATCTGATGCGCTGCGTCCAAAAAGACACGTTCATACTGCTGCGCGGTAATCATAAAACGCTCGGTTTCGATATCCTGGAACTCACGAAGAGCTACACCAGACTCTAGTCCTGCTGGCTTTTTAGACTGTGCCGCTAATTGAGAAATACCCGTAATCTCATAGGCTCGATTAAATAACCGGTCTAAGTGAGAAAAAATTTCACCCGATACAGTCTTAGGGACAAAGAACTGAGGCGGCGTGCCTCGGTACTCAATAACACCCCAAGTTTCGTTATTTAGGTGAGCTTTGGCAATCTTGGAGCCTGCTTCAACAAAAACCTTTGGCTTTGCCAGGTGCATTTGTTCCTGGATATTAAAAAGCAGCTTATTAATTTCTAACTGAATACCAGTCAGTTGTTCAGAGAGCCCTTGCCCGAAGAAGCCGAGAAGGCGTTCAGTCCATCGGATAAACACGAACGGAAAGTAATCGCGCTCATACGGTTCTTCGAGCAGCGTAGCGCCATCAATGCAAATAGCGTGGCGTCCATCTCCGGCGTCCTTACCACTAGGTAAGTGCCAAGCTTCGATGCACAGGATTTGACTGCTGTGGTCTTCATCTCCGTAGTCACCCTCTGGTGGCGCCGCTGAATAAATTTCATCGCGCCTCTCTGGATAAATAGCATGAAGAACATCCCTATCGACATACTTGACCTGGAAAAGCTGGCGAGGCTTACCGTAAACAGCCTCTCGGTCGTCGACAACAATTTCATCAGGAAAGACTCGTTCTATCTCGATTTGTTCCTGGCCCTCGTAAATCTTCATTGCGCCTGTGCCAAAAACACAAGCATCCATAAAAACCCTTGGAGCTATGTCGTAAATCTTGGTGGCGTAAAATTGACCTTCACAGAACTTATCGAGCAATTTAGCGCGTCTTTGCATCCGATAATCGCCATCACTGGTCAAAAAGGTCGCTTTAGGGCGGTTTTTTGCGATTTTAGCGGTAACAGTGTCACACATTGACTGAATAACATTCAAAGTTACTCTGTGACGCATCGATGTGCTCTTGCTTCGAGCGTAGGTACTGCTACTCAAGCCAGAATTATAATAATTGCCATAGAGCCGAAGGTTTTGAAGGTTTTGTTCCTTACGATAGCTTTGGTCATCCAAAATAGCTTCGTATCGTTCCATCACGCCTTCATGGGCATCTTTTTTAGAGTTCCACCAGTTTTCCATCATCATCCCCCAGAGGAATAGTAGAGTAAGAAGTCATCTTCTTTTTCAGGGTCGAGGTCAGCTTGCTGATAATCTTCAGGAATAGCAAACCCAACTTCTGGAACCTTATCAGGAAACACGACTGAAATTTTACCATTTGGAGTCTCGTAACTGATACTTTTTGCGCCAATGCTTTGGCCAAACTGTACAGCTTCTTTTAATTCATCATCCATTCAAGGTTACCTGTCCCTTCATTGTCGTTATCTTCAAGCTTCATAGCTGCGTTTTCCCAGTATTCATCTTCTAGTTTTTTATAATACTCAGGGGTTCCCCTGGATGGCGGCAAGATAGCTTCTTCATGAGTAAAGTGCTTGGATTCTCTCCAGGCATAAAGGCAGGCATCGGCGAGGTGGTTATCAAACCGGCCATCTTCTTTTCGGCGGTCCTCGTCCCACTGTAAGAGACGCCACTCATCCACTAAATCTGACAAGCCATTTACTAAAATATTTCCAGCAGCTAAATCTGAGTTCATTAATTCGATGTAAGCCGCTTTGTTTCGTTTTTCTGCCGCCTGGATAGGCAGAGCCCACCGCTGGCGAAATTCTTCGACAATTGATTTACCTAGTCCACCCGTATCAGCGACTATCGACGTAAAATTATACATCTCATTATATTCATGAATTTTCTGGGCAATGTCTGAAGGAAGCATTTTCGACTGCTTGAAAGTATCCACCACATAAAAATGCGGCAAGTCAGCGCTGTACGCCCCAATAACAAAGGCCGTTGCGTCTTCATAACCTAAATCCACCCCTAGAATGTAGTCAAAATCATGCTCATGGTGCGGCACGTCATCATAAAAATTCTTTTCTTCAGAGTATTTATAAACCAAGGAGTCTTCAGACCTAATCCATTGGCCCTTCCACTCTCGAAGATAAACCGGGTTTGTGTCGTCCCATTTCTTCTGGCGCATACGCTTTTCAAGCCAGTCCTTGGCGTGAGGTATGTGCGGGTTGTCCATAATGGTCCAGTGGTGGTTACTGTAGGCAAACGCGGGATTTGTCGTTGCATGAAAGAATGTGCCCGAACAGGCAGCGTTAGGTGTCCCAATCATTGCCAGTGTACCGTTATGGTCAATAAGCGCAGGCTCAAGAACCTCTTGAACAAGCTCTTCCATGTGGGCACCAAAACTAGCAGCCTCATCAAGAATAACTAGACGGTAAGCAGACCCACGAAGCTTATCGATATCAGCCTCATCGTTAGCGCCGGTTAAAATTATTTGGCTGTTATTGGGCAGTGTCGCCACGAGCTCTGAGTTATTAAACCGCATTCCTATGTGGTATTTCCGGTTTGCTCTTTTAAGCTCCATCCACATTAGACGCTTAGCACTTGTGCGTGTAAGTGCGATGTAGGCCGACAATGAATCAGGATGTTTAGATGCTGTTTCAATCAGGTAGTAACAACTGGCGTAAGTCTTACCAGCTCGCCGAGAACACAAAGCGGTCTTAAAAGAAGAGGGATCGTTAATAAACGCGAGCTGTTGCTCAAACAAGTCCTCTTGCCACCGATAACTGCGGTCTTCAGATGCAGCCGTATCCTCTTTAAGAGCATTGGCATCACCAAAGCGCTTAACAAATTCCTTAAGAACCTGGCGAGAGGCGTATGACTCAGGCGGCTTTGACATCCGTTACCTTCTTAGGCCGACCTTTTTTTGGCGCAGCTTTGCCTTTTGTCCGGCACCAAGAGATTGAAGTCATCGGGAGCCAATAAGAACCCTTCTTCTTATCGACAACCCGAACCCCCAAAACTCCCTCGACTTTTTCAAAACCCAGCTCAAAATGGTCAGAAGATAAAAAACTCTTGTTTATTACGCTTCGGGCCGATTCTGTAAGTTGTATTCCTACAATCTCCATTCTTCACTCTCAATCTTTTCCAAGCCCTCGGGTCTTTGGATGTTTGGGACATAAAACAGATTATAGGGCTGCTTTAGGTCTTTGAATATAAAACTTTTATGGCTACAGAGGATAGGTTCGCCCTTCTCGTGCTCAAAAAAGCCTAAAAGGGCCTTACATAGCCCGAATTTACGTAATGATTTCTTGGTGTAAGCAAAATGAACGATAAAACGATTGTTCTTAGTACGCACACCACAAACCCAGGCAAATATTAGATTTGGGTCTTCGTTTGAGCAAGCAATAACCGTAATCGAGTTTTCCATGAGGTTTTTTATGACTTCTCGATGGGATTTAAAGAAAAGGGGCTGGTACTGGTCTTTGTTTTGGACCCACCAGGAATCTAGCCAGCTTTTATAAACAAAGCTCGAATCACCTTGGTCGGCTAGACGGATATACACAGGCAGCTTATCGTTGTGCATCATTGGATTATAAGGGGGCGCCGCTTCGGTGGTCATTTATCACTGTCCTTTAATCGGTCGCTTGTCATTTCGGCCAGCTTGATTAAGTCAGCGTCACTCATGGCGTCTAGGTCAGACTGCTCCTTGAGCTCTTTTTCAATGCCGACAATCTGGGCCAGTGAGCGGGTCATCTGCCCGAAGGAATGCACCTGTTGGCGGTCTAGGCCGCTACTTGAGGTAGAAACCCTAAGATGGTGCCTTACCTCGGAATCAATCACCGCAAGGGCGTTTTCCATGATGCTGTGGAGACTAGGCATAACCCGAATATCAATTAGGTCAGCTTGGCGCTTATTTATCTGGACTCTGGACCCCTCGGTTTCAAGGTCCTGCTCGGCGAGCTCTAGGATTTCTCGGCGGTCTAGCTTGCCACCTTTAGTCTTGCAAGCCTCGTCATATCGGACCTCAAGACTCTTCCCCATATAGATTTTCTTCTTCGACATAGTTCACCCGCAATTTGGACGGGGGCGGTTTTTACACCTCTGGTTTCATCCCCCGGCATCAAAAATAAAACAGAGGGGAGTTTAAATCAAATTTTATAAATTATTTAATAATGTACCGCACTGCGTCAAATGTAATTAAGGGGGAGTGAGTGTGAGGTTATTAAATATTAAAAGGGAAACCCCGGCGCGGGGGTGCCCCCTACCCCTTAGTCGATTGTTTATAATTCGGAAAGTACGCCGCAACGCCGCACAGAATACAAGCCTATTGATACCAGCCACTTACCCCATTTTCACTTATTCGGTTGCGGTCAACCACTACCGAACGAACGACGGTCGACCATCCAGCAAACACCTTTGGGGATATTACAAAAGCCGATTCAGGATAGGCCACAACCACCGAATAATCGAACCGAACAAAATACAGCCCTTTGTGCGCCCTTGTGGCGCCGACCACGCACAAGCCACGGAAAAACCACACCACAGCTCTCGAGCGTCTCGAGCGTAGCACCCAGCGCGCGCGTTTTGTGCGCGCGGCGTCGAAAATAGATAAAAATCGAATAAAATAGATAAAAATCTATCGCCCTGACTTCTGCCAGCAATAAATTATCACCAGTGGCGCCGATAAAAGCACCACAACGGCAGAGGATAGCTTGTAAGGGGATAAAGTGAGCCAGATACACCGCAAGCGGAGTCAAATTAATGCTGTGATGTACCTGACTCCGAAGTTAACTTAATCAGATTCTCACATCATCGGGCCAATTGTCTAGCATGTACGAACCACCGCACGAACTACCGAAAATCACAGAAAAGTTTGTACACCTGTAATAAGGCCCTCTAACAAATTCTTTTATATTATTGTCTCTTACTACATGTTTCATACACTAGCGGCATCCTGTTGGGGTTTAGACATCAAAACAGGCCCTTTTCGCTACATGCTACGTGCATGGCTTGCGCGATGCTGGCTTGTCTTCGTGCATGCTTCACAGCAAAAAAAACGCCCTGCATGATCGAAACCGTGCAGAGCGTGTATGAAACTTTTCTTTCGTGCGGTGCTAGCGCGGTGCCAAATCGCTCCAATCGACCCAGAAAACTTGAGGCCCATCTCGCACATCATAGAACTTTACTTGGCACCTTCTGCCGATTGTAGCCAGCCTCACAACTTCCACCCGTTTACCGTTGGCCAAGTAACCTTGGGTTCCTGGTTTTATCGGCCAAACTCTAATAGTGCCCGATGCGATTGATTGTTTACCCATTGCCCACCTCGATTTTAAATTGTTCTCTAATCTCACATTCAAACACTCGGAGACTCGCCCGCTTATCTTGCTTGATGCAAGGCCGCACAGCTTCGAAAAACCGGTGAGGGTTGCCGCACGGCGTGGTAAGAATCAAACAGGTTAACCGCGTTCCCGTGGTCTGCTCTGGCAAAAACTGGAAACCCCAACCCGGAGACCAATTGACAGGTGGCATTGTATCCAGCCTCTCGTGATACTTTGCCGATGTAATCTCTACCCATTCATCCGTCATTTCTTCACCCCTTCAGGCTTTGGAGCCCTTTTAATTGGTTTCATTTCAATACCCGCCCGATTAGCGGCATCTTCTACGGCTTTATGTGTTGCCGACCGGTTGCCATGCCACTGCATAAAGCGGTCGTCTCCGTCCTTATTCTTGAGCTTTTCAACCTCGTCCGGCGTCAGTTCAAAGCCTTTCGGCACCGGTTCAAGCGCTTTTTGTGTCGGGCATCCTGGAAAGCCTAGCACCGGACCAAAGCCAAGCCAGACAGCACAAGCGCTATATTCGTGGGTTTTCCTCTCGTAAGAATTAGCAGACCGTCCAAAGCGCTGGGCCATATCTA